AAGTTTCGTTACTGAGTCTACTTCAAGATTATTTTCCTCACAAAATAAAACTATAGCATCAATGTAATTGCATTTTTGACAGATTACAATATTTTCTATTTCTAACGCAAACTTAGAAGGTGTAAGAAACTTATTTTCTATAACTTGTTCTAATTCCTTATTTGGTTCCATATGATTCCAGTTTATCTCTAACAAACTCTCTAATGTATTCGGTGAGGAGTTTGATGTATTTTGATTTGTCTCTTTCTTCATAGACGACGCATTCTCCATTTTCGCAAGCCATAATGATTACAAGTTTTTTAACAGGAATACCCGTTAGTTCGAAAAGCATACATCCATATGCCATACATTGAACGAAGTAGTGTTCGATCCACTCTCGTGGTTTTGGTTTTTTAGAAGTCTTGAAGTCTATGATCGACAACTCGTTATCAAACTCTGCTATACAGTCAACAGTGCCAGCAATACCTAGTTGTTTACTATATAGTGACCCCTCAAGGGCATGAATATTATTTATACGATTGAGAGTTGACTTGGAAATCTTGAATAAGAAATCGGAAAGTGGTTGAACATCGGATAATTTCCGATTATGTAGGTAATCCTCGACAAGAGTATGCATATCTGTACCACGACTTGTTGCTTGTCGGGTAATCTTATCTGCCTCTTCTTCACCAACCTTTTTTCGCCAGTTAACGAATATCTGGCGATTTTTATGACTAGTTACAGAAGTGATAGAAACAAGTTTAATTAACTCATCATTATCAGGAACTAAGTAATACCTTGTGCCGTCAATTGTAGTTCTTTCAAGTTGGGGTAAATCCAAATCAACATGATTAAATGTCAAAAACCTGCCTCCATTTTTGCTACAAGATATTGACGAACCAAACCAGAACGAACAATATCATCTACACCAAATTCAATTATATCAAACGAAGGCATTTTACGCAAGACTGCCATAAAGTCTACAATACCATTTCTTTCATTTGTTTTAATTAAATCAGATTGTGTTGCGTCACCAGAAAACATAATTTTACAATTTTCACCAACACGGGTGATAATAGAATCTAATTCATGGAAATTAAGATTAGCAAATTCATCAACAATAATAATACAATTATCTAATGTAACACCACGAATAAAAGAGGTAGACCAAAACTTAATCGTTTCTTGTGACTTCAGATTTCCATAAAGCATTTCAAAGTCAGCATCTGAAGGCATCTGAAACATATACTTCACCATATTCTTATAAGGAATCTGGTAAATATCTGCCTTATCATCATGACTTCCTGGCAAGAATCCAATTTCTCTAGTAGGGACTAGTGATCGAACAATATAAACTTTTTCGTAAGGACTTCTTTCATCTAAGACTTCTTTTAAAGCATTATACAATAGACAAAAAGTTTTGCCGGTGCCAGCACAACCATAAGCAACAATGTGCTTTTGATCTTTATAAGAATCAAATAACTTTCTTTGATTATCAGTAAGTGGTTCAATATCTACAAGATATTCTGAACTCAGTGGTTTTTTGCGCTTCATTTGACGAGTAGTAAGACCAACCCCGATTGGTTGCTCTGCTCTTTTTCTTCTTGCCATATTAGAGTTTTTTTACAGTTGACTTTGGTGCTTTACTTGCCTTGTTTAGTACTTCGTTCCATGAGGGGTGCTTATTAATCAGTTTGTCACGCCACTCCCCCGTCTCACCTGGAGAGGGGCAAGTTGATGGATCGGACCAATCACGGATCCATTCAGGGTTATCAGATTTCCACTGGTCCCAGTCGTGGATACTCATTTCCACTTCTTTCTGTTCGCCAGTGGTTTTATTGACTACAGGATATACGGGCATAAAGTTACGAATTCAAGATAAAAATATTTATTAAGGACTTAAACGAGCACGATGTAATCTTTTTTCTTCATAATACTTCCAAACATTAGGTGCCCATTTTTGAAGTTCTGGAACCATCGCGTCACAAAGTGCTTGAATTTCAATCTGAGCATCAAGTTTAGAACGAAGATCCATAAAGTGAAGAACAGAACGTAGATTGAAAGAAACTACAAAGTTCTGACGAATTGCCTGGGGGAGATAATCACGAATATGCTCTTCACACATACCTTCCACATAATACTTGGCATACTCCCCACACTCACTCAGAATGCGCTCTAACTTGCGTTGACGATGCTCTTGGGTCCATTCATACTTTTTACCTTTACGGTTGGTATAGAAACCCTCAGGGCGCACATAGAAGACTTCTTCAACATCAAGTTCACGATTAGCAACCTTCACAACTCTTTTTCCAGTATATCGTTGCGATTGAACATCCCAAGAAGTTCCAATACGATGAGTTCTTGCCTGAACAATTACATTATGAACAAATCCAGAAACTGAAAAGGTAATCCCGGGATGTTCAATCGGACCCCAATGCCCTCGTTCATTTGCTAAAAGTTGTTCAACAATCCATTCACCACATTCTGTTGGTGATGGAACTTTAACTTCATGAATAGGAACTTCAGAATAGTCACCCTTACCTGCTTGCCAGATTACTTGTTCTGGAATTGGGTAGCATTGAAGTTTGACTACCTGTAAACGATTATCAAGTTCAAGAAGATCTTTTGCTTTAATTGGTTTCATTTCTTTCCAAATCCTTTTGATGTTTGTGCTTCTAATTGCGCGATTTCTTCTTTTACGGCACGAAGTTGTTCTTTCATTTCTTTGATTTTATCGTCCGTATAAAGGTGATCTTGTTTAATCAACCTTTCAAGAAGTTTTACAAGTTTCTTTGCTCTTGTCGTCTCAGTCATCTAAATCAGAATCCTCAAATATTTCGTCATAATCTAAAATTGGTCTTTTCCTAACTTCTGGTTCAGTATAAGAATACGCAGAAACATCAGAATAGATTTCTGCCTTTAGAGAATCAACCAATAGTTCAAGATTACGGACTATGAGTTTTAGTTTTTCTTTGTCCATGAGATACCACTTTCTCTCCCAACATTTTAACATAAAAAAAGGAGGGAATCAATCCCTCCTTAAAATCTTGTGATTACTTAGACAACCATTGAATATAAAATGAAAGTAAAGTAATAAAAGCAGCAGACGCAACTGTAATTTGTGCGATGATTAACATCACTTTGCTCCTGCGTTTACAAGCAGTGCCTGATGACGACGATTCTCTTTTTGCTTTTGCTCTTTGATGAGTTGAAGCACATTGAGTTTTTTCATCACTTATGCCCCTCTTTTACAAACTTGACCCCACGATAGGTCTCATTGTATTGTTGAGGTTGCTGCATCATTTGTTGTTGGTATTGAATACGCTTTTCAGTATCGTATTCTACGCCACGATAAACTACACGACTCATTGGTTTTCTCCTTAGTTTTTTAGGTTAAAGAGCGTTCCTTCAGTCGGCGTTTGCGTTCGGTATTTGCGAATACCGAATGAACGGATCCGTTCCGCGTCGGCTTACTTCCGTCTGGTTTTCCAGATGAACGTAAGGTCATTATAGACCCTGTATTAATATTTAGCAATGCCCAATGTAACTTTTGTTACAATTTTATAAAATCTTAAGAGTCAAAAAAATTGCCGGGATTTTTTCCCAGCATCCGGTAAATCACTTTCGCTTTTTCTTTTCGGGGGACTTATAACCCCAGAGTTTTGGATTGACTCTTCCGTATCCAAAGTCAATACTCTTTAGATTCTCACGAAACTTATCCCAATACATATCAAACAATTTGATTCTTCCCCCACGAGTGAGGTCAAAGCAAATCTTATCATCAAGCATATACTTTATAATGTAGGCATCATTAGGAGCATCTTTCGTACAAACTTCAGCATAGGACCCATCCTGAATTAGAATTTCACAACCGTAGCGTGACTTACAATTTTCTTTTTCTACAGGTGTCCAGGAATCCATATGCTTTTCTGTATTTTGTGCTCTTTCAATTACATCATGAAGTTTACTCACGAACGACCTCCCCATTGAATGTCAGGATATGCCTCCGAAACAATTTCTTTTGTGATCTTATACTTTGTTTGAAGTTTCTTATCTTTTACAAGACAAACAATTTCTGCTTCAAGTGGATGAAGTCCTTGAAGAACATTAATGAACATAGTTTCTCTACGGAGAGAACTTAGTCCGTCATTTCCACCCTTTACAAAATTATAAAACTTCTCATATTCCTTACGAATTGAAGATCTTCCCTGGTCTTGAGAACCCAATGAATTAGATCCAAGTTCTCCCATTTTTTCTACAGCATCAGAAATTTTTTCACTTAATGTACCTTTAAATGAATCCATTTCATCTACAGCAGCATAAGGAACATCTCCAGGAGGGAGAACAGAGATTACTGATTCATCAAAATTCCAAATGAACAATGCTTTAAGTGAAGGATGTTCAAACTTTTTTAATGCTTCAATTTTTTTAGCATTAGTCCTTTGCTTTACAACAATGTTTAGAATTTCAAAAACAAAAGGATTTGCAGGTAGATCCGGAATTGGAGTTTCTGCTACTTTTGGTTTTGTTGTAGTCTTTTTTGTAGTCGTCTTTGCCTTTGTTGTCGTAGTCATAGTTTTACAAGATATTGAATACTATTAGTGGTATTTATTTTGATATTATTCTTCGTCTTCTACATCTCCCATTTCAAAATCTTCATCAAAGTATCCTTCCTCAAATCTAACGGATACAATCTCTTCGTCAATTAGATCGCCGTCTTTGTTATAAAACTCAGGATGATATGCGATTTGCTTTGGACCTTCTTGATGAGTCATCATATATTCTCTAGCAACCCAACCTGTTACAAGTCCCACTATAAGAAACAATATGGTTAGAAAGGAACCTAAGACTAAACTAACTGCTAACATTTCTTTTTCTCCGGGAAACTACTTTTTTCTTCCTTGACTTTAAGGAAAATTCAAAATAGATAGTTACTTCCCGATTCAGAAAG